GCTTCCCGCCGGGGAGCGTCCACTTTGGACGCCGCGCATTCGCTTCTCATGAAGTTGAATGGAGTACCCGTGCCATGAAAGCACTGAAGAAAATCCGCCGGACGAAGATGCTCGAACAGAGTGGTCTTTGCTATTACTGCGGCCTGCCTATGTGGGACAAAGCCCTCGATCATCGCGTTCCGGCGACTTGTCGGTCGGACGGACTGCCAAAAATCCTCCGATGCACTGCCGAGCATCTCACCGCTCGTTCAGAGGGTGGGACGAATACCGCCGAGAACATCGTTGCCGCCTGTTGGTTCTGCAACAATTCGCGCCATCGACGGAAGCGCCCGCCGTCTCCGGAGGCACATCGCACCCGTGTGCGACAGCGCATGGCGGCAGGCCGGTGGCTGGCGGCGCAAGTCGCGACCGGTGTTCGGGAAGTATAGGAAGGCATTGCGATCATAGCGATGAGTGGCACTGACGCGCCGCCCAATCGTTCGGGCGGCGTTGCTGTTGGTTCGCTTGTGCTTAGTTTACAATACGATAGCAGCGGCCCCGACCCTCAACCTTCTCGGAGAGGACAGTTAGGCCGAGCTTCTTCTTCAGGGCCCCCGAAATCGCGCCGCGCACGGTATGGGACTGCCAGCCTGTCACGCCAATAATCTCGGCAATACTGACGCCATCGGGCGCCTGCAGAAGTGCGATCAATTCTGCCTGCTTTGTGGCCCTGCGAGGAACAAACGGAGCGCGGTCCAACACTTTGGGCGCAGGCATCTCGGCGGTACGTTGGCGAATGGAAGCCATCGTCTGTACCACAACCGGCTCCACCCCGATGGCCAGCAGCCCCGCGGCGGTGACCACCAGCGTGGTGCCGTGCCCATCGCCGGTCTCGCGCCAAAGCGGTTCGGCCTTGCGCATATCGGCGTCCACCTCCTCGAGCCAGCCGCGTCCGATCATCATGCTGATGACCTTTTTCGCGGCAGCGCCGTGCAGCCCCTTGGGCAAAGGCATCGCGAGATTGCTCACGCGCTGGGCTGCGGCACTGAGAATGAGTGCTTGGGTTTCGGTGAGTTTGGTCATGGTGGCCTCTCAAGTTCACGGCGCGCGAGATGCGGCACGCTACTATGAGGCCAAGCCCCGCGATCGCGGGGCCGGGACTAGGCGGGGTCGCATCACTCGGCATATTCGCCCTCCGTAAAGGCGCTGTTGGTGATCTCGCGCAGGAGGCTGGCGTGATGGTTCAGGGTGCCAACGTCGCCCCAATTGATCTCGTCGGGTTGGGTGTTGAAGTGGTCGTCGCTCATGCCCTGCAGCCGTTCCAGCATCGCGTCGATCTGGGCTTTGGTGGTCATGAAGGCTGCGAGGGCTTTGGCATTGTCGGTGGCGCGGCGGGTGGTCATGGCTTGGTCATCCTTGGGTGAGTTGCATCGTTTTGCTGCACCCAGATTCGCTCTAGTGGCGAGTGTAATCAACTGAATAACAAGCAATATCATTGCTTTAATCAAAGCGGACAGTGCCATGGAAGGAATGAGCGAGCGCGAGTATTCCGCCCATTCCGGCATCTCGCGCGGGGCGATCCAGAAGGCACGCAAGGCGGGGCGTCTGGTGGTCTACGGTGATGGATCGATAAACGCCGCAGCTTCGGACGTACGCCGGGCCGACATGACCGACCCGGACCAGCAGCGGCGCAGCACCGGCGGTGACACTGCATTCAGCGGCCCGGCCGACAGCTCGTCCTACCTTAAGGCCCGGACCGCGCTAACGGTTTATCAGGCGCAGGAACGCCAACTGGCGATCCAGAAGAAGAAGGGCACGCTGGTTGATCGCGCCCGGGCGGAAACGCTGGTGTTTCGCCTTGCGCGACAGGAACGCGATGTCTGGGTCACCTGGCCCAGCAGAGTCGCGGCATTAATGGCAGCCGAAGTGGCAGCGGAGGTGGAAAAACAAACGGCCAAGCCAATGAATATCGAGGCCGCGATCCTGCAGAGGGTGCTGGAAACCCATGTCAGAGCGCAACTCGACGCCCTTGCCGATCTTCGGGTCGACCTCGGATAGTAACAACGACCTAACCGCTGATCTCGATCTTGGCTTTGACGGTGCGGAGGACATCCTGCGGGCCTGGCGTCGCGGGATGCGCCCTGATCCAGACCTGACGGTGTCGGAATGGGCGGATCAACATCGCAAGCTGTCGTCGCGTGCATCGGCAGAGCCGGGGCAATACCGCACCGCGCGCACGCCATACCTACGCGAGATCATGGATGCGCTGTCTCCCCGCCACCCGGCGCAGCGCATCTCGTTCATGAAAGCCGCACAGGTCGGGGCGACTGAAGCTGGCAACAACTGGATCGGCTTCGTCATCCACCACGCACCGGGCCCGATGCTGGCGGTGTTGCCGACAGTCGAGATGGCCAAGCGCACGTCGCGTGGACGGCTTGATCCGCTGATCGCCGAGAGTCCCGCGCTGCGGGAACGGGTGAACCCGGCCCGGTCGCGGGACGCTGGCAACTCGATGCTGTCCAAGGAGTTTCCGGGCGGTATTCTGGTATTGACCGGGGCCAACTCTGCGACCGGCCTGCGGTCGATGCCAGCGCGGTATATCTTTCTCGACGAGGTCGACGCCTATCCAGCCTCGGCCGACGAGGAAGGGGACCCGGTCACTCTGGCCGAGGCGCGGACCACCACCTTCTCGCATCGGCGCAAGGTGTTCATGGTTTCAACCCCGACGATCCGGGGCATCAGCCGGATCGAGCGGGAATATGAGGCATCGGACCAGCGCCGGTACTTTATGCCCTGTCCACACTGCGGCGCGATGCAGTGGCTGCAGTTTGAGCGGCTGCGCTGGGACAAAGGGCGGCCCGAAACGGCAGCGTATCACTGCGAAGAGTGTGAACGCACCATCGCGGAACACCACAAGACGCAGATGTTGGAGCGGGGCGAATGGCGTGCAACGGCCGTTTCGGCCGATCCGCATTCCATCGGCTTCCACCTCTCGGCGCTCTATTCGCCGTTGGGTTGGAAAAGCTGGCAGCAAATCGCGCGCGACTGGCTTGCAGCGCAGGGCTCGGACGAAATGCTGCGCGCCGCGCGCAACACGCTGCTGGGCGAGACATGGGTCGAGTCGGGCGATGCGCCGGAATGGCAACGCTTGGCCGAGCGCCGCGAAGCCTTCGGGACACAGATCCCCGAGGGTGGTTTGTTCCTGACGGCTGGCGTTGATGTGCAGAAGGACCGCATTGAGGTCGATGTCTGGGCCTGGGGCCGTGGTTTAGAGTCTTGGCTCGTGGATCACATTGTCATCGTGGGTGGACCTGACAATCCAACCTGCTGGGACAAGCTGACGGCCCTTTTGGGGCGGACATGGGAATGTGCAAACGGCGCTGTGATGGTGATCGGTAAGCTGGCCATCGACACCGGCTATGAAGCGCCAGCGGTTTACGCATGGGCGCGCAAACAGGGGTTCGATCAAGTTTCGCCGATCAAGGGCCTCGAAGGCTTCAACCGCGCGACGCCGGTATCAGGCCCAACCTTTGTCGACGCCACCATCGGCGGCAAGCGTCTGCGGCGCGGCGCCCGGCTGTGGTCCGTGGCCACTGCAACGTTCAAGACCGAGACCTATCGCTTCCTGCGGCTGGAACGGCCCTCTGATGAAGATCGCGCGCTGGGCGTCTGTGACGCCCCCGGCACGGTGCATCTTCCCGATTGGATCGACACCGAATGGCTCAAGCAGCTGGTCGCCGAACAGCTGGTCACGGTGCGCAACAAGCGCGGTTACAGCCACCCCGAATGGCAAAAGATGCGTGAGCGCAACGAGGCGCTGGATTGCCGGGTTTATGCCCGCGCAGCGGCGTGGATCATGGGCGCGGATCGCTGGGATGAGGCAACATGGCGGCGGCTGGAAGCGCAGGCTGGGGTGGAAACGCGCCCGCCAGTCACCCCGGCTGCGGTCGAGGGTACAGCCTCGGATTCAGCCACGCCCGCCCCGCCCAAGGCCGGAACACCGACCACGCCACGGCGGAAACGCCGGGCTTACACACCGAACTTCATGAGGGACTGAGATGGATCTGGAACGGATGCGCGCCCTGTTGGCAGCACTTCAGGAGGCTCGTTACGCGGGCGTCCGCTCGGTCAGCTATGACGGCAAGAGCATCAACTACGGGTCAGACGTGGAACTCGCGAATGCCATCAGCGATCTGGAAACCCGGATCGCCACGGCTACCTCCGGCGCCCCACGTCGCCGCCGCTGGGGTACCGTGGCCTCGAAGGGTCTGTGATCCATGGCGTTTGAAGCGTTCAGGCAACGCATCGGCAGCATCATCGGCGGATTTGACGCGGCGCAAGCCCATCGTCGTCTGCGCGGCTTCCGCGCCAGCCGCGCGCATGTGAACACGCTGATTGCGGCCTCGGGTGACACGCTCACCGCCCGCGCCCGCTGGCTGGTCCGGAACAATGGCTATGCGGCGAACGCGGTGGAAAGCTTCGCAAGCAACGTGGTCGGCGATGGCATTAAGCCGTCGTCCACTCTCGCGGGTGCGGCAAAGAAGGAAGAGTTGCAAGCGCTGTGGCTAGCCTGGACGGATGATGCCGACGCCGAAGGGCTGACAGACTTCTATGGCTTGCAGCGCCGGGCGGCACGCGAGGTGTTCCTGTCGGGCGAGGTATTCATCCGCATCCGACCGCGCCGTGCAGAGGACGGTCTGACCGTGCCGCTGCAACTGCAGATGTTGCCCGCAGAAATGTTGCCCCTCGACATGAACCGCACGCTGCCCGGCACGGGGTTGATCCGGCAGGGGATCGAGTTCGATGGCATAGGACGCCGCGTCGCCTATCACTTCCTGCGTCGCCACCCGGGTGATCTGACCGATCCGGGACTGGCCGGGGAAACCGTCCGCGTCCCGGCAGTAGACGTGATCCATGTGCTGGACCCGGTTGAGGCTGGCCAGCTGCGGGGCGTGTCGCGGTTCGCGGCTGCCATCGTCAAGCTGTTCACGCTGGATCTCTATGACGACGCCGAGTTGGAGCGCAAAAAGATCGCGGCGATGTTCGCGATGTTCATCACCTCACCCGCGCCGGAAACGCCACTGGAACCAACCGAGGAGGATTTGGAGGTTGAGCCGGGCCAAGTGGTGCGCCTCGACCCAGGTGAAGACGTGTCCACCCCAGCCACACCCGATTCTGGCGGCACATATGAGCCGTTCCAATATAGAACCCTGCTGCAAGTTGCTGCGGCGCTGGGCATTCCTTACGGGTATCTGACGGGCGATACTGCAAAAGGGAACTTCTCGAACACTCGGATATCGCTCATTGAATTCCGCCGCCGCATCTCGGCCTGGCAGCATGGGGTGTTGGTGTTTCAGCTCTGCCGTGCCGTATGGACACGCTGGATGGATACCGCCGTGCTGTCCGGTGCCATCGATCTGCCCGGCTATCATCAACAGCGGCGCCAATATCAGGCCTGCGCCTGGCTCCCGACCAAATGGGACTGGATCGACCCGATGAAGGACGCCTCAGCTGAAATCCTGCAGATCGAGTCCGGGCTAAAATCCCGCACGCAGGCCATCTCCGAACGCGGTTATGACGCCGAACAGGTCGACCGCGAGATTGCGGCCGAGCGCAAACGCGAACTGGCGCTGGGCCTCGACTTCCGCCGTCCGGGATCCCCGGCGCAGGGGCCGGGAGCAAAATCTGCAAGCGACGAGGATGCTGTGGCGGGCGAAGATCCTGGGGGCGATACAGATAAGGCGGATGATCCTGACGCAAAGGCTGACCAATGAGGCATTCAGACAGGCAGGAGATCAACTCCGGGCAACTGCGCCGCCTTGCGATCAAACGTCACGAGCGATGTGGCACCAGTGCGGCGCGCAGCAGCGGCAATCATCAGGTCCGCAAAACCGAACCCTTCGTCGCGATATCGGAACAGCGCCGTCCCCACATCATCTGCCGCTTCGATCTCAATCTCGACAGCGGCCAGCAGACCTTCGAGCGCAGCGGTGACATCTGCACGACCAAAGCCATAGGCGCGCTCCAACACCCAGACGAGCTCCAGCATAACCTCACGGCAGATCAATCCCGGTGCGGCTTGCGTCAGCCCGCGCATGAAGGCGCTGGCAGCAGCAGCTTGATCCGGATCGTCCTGCGTCAGGAACCGCACCAGCACATTGGTATCGATGGCAATCATTTACGGGGGCGCAGCCCGTCAATTGCCCCTGAACTGATTGCGTCATCCATCTCGTCGAGGCTGACCGGCTGTTTGCCAGGCCGCGCCAACAGGCCTTCGAGATCTGCAACCGGCCGGGCCTTCAATAGTCTGACCTCGCCGTCCAACACAACGTAGCGCACCTTGTCACCGCTCTTGAGGCCGAGCGCCGCCCGGACATCGCGCGGCAGTGTCGTCTGGCCTTTGGTGGTCACCGTCGATTCCTGCATTGCTACGATTCCTTACTTATTGATGTTTCCCCTTACCATATCGGGGGAAGCCACTGTAAATCAAGCCCCGCGACAGGACCCGAACATGTATCACGCCCAGATCGCCCAGCGGGCGTTCAACACACCGCTGATGGTGGACCCTGCCAAGGCGCTGGCGTTTCTGTCCGGGTTGGGGCCGCGCATCACCGGACAGGAAATCACCTTTCAAGGGCTGGAGGTGGCAGACGCTGACGAGACTGCAGCAAGCCTGCCTGTCCGCGCATCGCTGTTCGGCAATGATCTCGCCCAGCGCCATCAGCGCGATGGCAGCCAGCCTTACGCAGTGATTGATGGTATCGCAGTGATCGAAATCGCCGGAACGCTGGTTCACCGTGGCGCGTGGATTGGACAATCGTCGGGGCTGACGTCCTACGAGGGGATCGCCGCTCAGCTTCAGGCAGCCTTGGCCGATCCCGGGGTGCGTGGCATCGCGCTGGACATCGACAGCTTCGGCGGCGAGGTGGCCGGTGCCTTCGATCTGGCGGATCGTATCCGGGCGGCACGGGCGCAGAAACCCGTCCAAGCCTTCGTGGCTGAACATGCGCTATCCGCAGGCTATGTTCTGGCTTCTCAAGCCGACCGGATCATCCTGCCACGCACCGGGGCCGTTGGCAGCATCGGCGTTGTGGCGCTGCACTCCGATATGAGCGGGGCGCTGGATCAAAAGGGCATCGCCGTCACCCTTATCCATGCCGGGGCCCACAAGGTCGACGCCAATCCTTATCAGCCTCTTCCGCAAGCCGTGAACGACCAGATGCAGCGCGAGCTGGAGGTCGTGCGCTTCCTCTTCGCCGAAACTGTCGCCGCAGGGCGCGGGGATCGGCTGACCCACACGGCAGCGCTGGCCACAGAGGCCGCCGTGTTCCGCGGGGCCGATGCCATTGCCGCCGGTCTGGCCGACGAGCTGGCTGATCCCGTCACCGCCTTCCGTTCCTTCGCCGCCGCCCCACGCGGCACCAATCCCACCAGCAGAAAGGGTCCACAGATGACCACCACGCCAGAAACATCCACTGAAACTGTCGACACACCTCAGGTCGAGACTGCACCAGCGGCTCCCGCAGCAGCGGCCGCCGTACAGACGCCCAATCCAGTGGCTATGTCGGCCGACGCTGTTCGCATTGAAGCAGCAGAAGTTGCGCAGGTCTGCGCGCAGGCGGCCCGGCTCGGCGTGGCCATCGATGCCGCCGACGCCGTTACACGCGGGCTGAAACCCGAGGCCCTGCGCGCCCGGGTGCTGGCCGATCTCGCCGCGCGTAGCGATGCGGCGGGCATCATCGCGAGCGCGCCTGCCGCAGCCGCCGCTAAAGACAGCCCGATTATCGCCGCCGCCAAGAAGGCCGCTGCGTCCTCGCGCTGAACCGACTTCCCGACCCCCAAACATGGAGACTGACCAATGCCCGTCCTGACGGAACCGCCCAGCATGGGCGATGTCCTCAAATATGAGGTCAACCCGAACTATACCCGTGAAGTGATCACCTTGCTGATTGGCACGCGCTATCCGGTCGGCGCGGTGCTCGGCAAAATCACCGCCAGTGGCAAGTACAAGCTTGCGACCAGCGGTGGCGCTGATGGTGCGCAAACCGCCAGCGCGGTCCTCCTTTATGCCGTCGATGCCACTCTGGCGGATGCCACAGGCATCGTGGTCGCGCGCGGTCCTTCAATCGTGTCGCGCGCAGGTCTGGCCTACGACGCTACCGTCGATGACGGCGCAAAGATCACCACCAAGATCGGCCAGCTTGCTGCTGTCGGCATCATCGCCCGCGACGGCGTCTGACGCAAACCAGCCCAGCACATCCATCCCTCATTCCCCCGGAGCCCCTCATGACCCTTGTCCGCAATCCTTTTGACGCTGGCGGCTATTCGCTGGCCGAGATGACGCAGGCCATCAACATCCTGCCCAATCTCTACACCCGCCTTGGCCAGATCGGCCTCTTCCGCTTCGAAGGCGTCAGCCAGCGGTCAGTGATCATCGAGCAATACGAGGGTGTGCTGAACCTGTTGCCCTCCGTTCCCCTCGGCGGCCCTGCCACGGTCGGCACCCGGGAAGGCCGGTCGATGCGGTCCTTCGCCTTGCCGTGGATCCCGCATGATGACGTCATCTTGCCCGGCGATATTCAGGGCCAACCGGCGCTGGGCGTGTTCGATGGGGCTGACCCGCTGGTCGAGGTGATGAACCGCAAGCTGCAGCTGATGCGCCGCAAGCATGCCCAGACCCGCGAGTACATGGAGATGAACGCGCTGCGCGGCATCGTCAAAGACGGCGCGGGCACCACGCTCTACAATTACTTCACTGAGTTTGGGCTGGCGCAAATCTCGGTGGACTTCCTGCTCGGCACTGCAGGCACCAATGTGCAGGGCAAGGTCCGTGAGGTCTTGCGCGCCGTGGAAGACAACCTGTTGGGCGAGGCCATGTCCTCGGTCCATGCGCTGGTCAGTCGCGAGTTCTTCGACAAGCTGATCGCGCACCCGAAGACGGAAGAGGCCTACAAGTTCTATGCCGCCACCGGTGCTCAGCCCCTGCGTGAAGATATGCGCCGCAACTTCCCCTTCGCGGGCATTGTGTTCGAGGAATACTCGGGCACCGTCACGCTTTCCACCAAGGCGACCGAACGCTTGGTCCCCGCCAGCGAGGGCATCGCGTTCCCCTTAGGCACAATGGACACCTTCACCACCTATGGCGGCCCGGCCAACCTGCTGGAGGCGGCGAACACCATGGGCCTGCCGCTCTACGCGCGCCAGCATCTTGACGAAAAGGGCCGTTGGATCGACCTGATGACCGAGGCCTCGATCCTGCCGGTGAACAAGCGGCCGCGCATCGCCATCCGCCTGCAAACCTCGAACTGACGGGTCCAGCATGGATGTCTTTGCCACCGCCATGGATCGTATCTACACCAACCCGTCCATGGCGGTGGCGGCTCTGTGGATTTCTGCAACCACATCAGAGGAAACACCTATTCGGGTCATGCGCCGCGCCGCGGATCGCATTACCGAATTCGGGGCGGCACGATTTGTCAGCGATACCATGATGGTCGACGTGCGCGTCGCAGACCTGCCCGATCCCCGCTCCGGCGATCTGATCGTGATCGGCACCGACAGCTTCACCATTCAGGGTGAGCCAATGCGCGACCGCGAACGTCTGATCTGGGCACTAGACCTGAGGCCAACATGAGGCTCAGGATCGCGTTCGATCCGGACATCGCCGCTCTGATGCAGGCCGAAATCGCGGCTGGCGAAAAGGCAGTGTCCGCCGCCATGCGCGAGGCTGGCACCTCCCTGAAATCCGCCTGGCGCGGCCAAATCACCGGCGCTAACCTCGGCACTAGGCTTGGCAATAGCATCCGCCTCGCCAGTTTCCCCAAATCCGGCGACAGCCTGAACGCAGCCGCGCTGGTCTGGTCAAATGCCCCGGTCATTATCGGCGCGCATGACACTGGCCCGCTGATCCGGTCCAAGGATGGGTTTTGGCTGGCCATCCCCACTCCGGCCGCTGGCAAAAGCACCAGGGGCGGGCGGATCACCCCCGGTGAATGGGAACGCCGCACCGGTCTGCGCCTAAGGTTCATCTACCGCCGACGGGGCCCAAGCCTGCTGGTGGCCGAGGGGCGGCTGAATACAAAAGGCCGCGCGGTGGCGAGTAGGTCCAAAACAGGACGCGGCGTGGCGACCGTGCCGATCTTCCTGCTGGTGCCACAGGTCAAGCTACGCAAACGGCTGGATCTGGCGCGCGATGCAGAGCGCGCAGTGGACGCCGTGCCTGGGCTGATCGTGGCGAACTGGGTGGATGGGCGGTTGTGATCAGCGCCGGTCCAGCTTGCCGAATTCGCTGTCCAGCAGGGAGCGGATCTTCTTCGCCGCACCGCGCAGGGCTGCGTCCACATTGGCGTCGTTGTGGGTGACAGTCTGCGGTTGCATTCCCTCTGGGCGGGCCTCGACGGTGCAGCGAATATCGTCGGACCCACCTTTGGCACCGTTCACATCAGCCAGATGCACCTCGATTCGGGAAAGCCGGTCGGTCAGATGCCCGAGCGCAGAAGTGACGACCGTTTCGGCTTCATCTGCCAAGCCGTCGTTCCCTTGAATATTGGAATCAGTGTTCAGTTGAAATTGCATGTCGGTCCTCCTGTATGAGTAGTTACTACCATGAGAGACCCTGAAGGTCACTGATCCGGCGCAAGTGCCCCTGCGAGATCAGTAAACAAGCCTGCACCCTGACAGCGCAGGCCAAAATTCAGAGCCACCCACAATGCACACCACCCGCGAAACTGTCCTCGCCGCGCTTCACGCGCAGCTTCAATCCGTGGCTGCCCTTGTTCTTCGTGACGCGGTGCTGCCCGAGCGGATCCCGCCTGCGGGGCTGATTATCCTGCGCGATGGCCAGCCGGGCGACCCGGAGGTGACCCTATCGCCCTTGCGTTATCATTATCAGCACCGGGCCGAGCTGGAGGTTGTCGTCCAAGCCCCGAATGGCCGCGCCAGCGCATTCGACAACCTGATCGCTGCCATCGGCACAGCGCTTGAAGCCGACCGGACCCTCAGTGGTCTTTGCGACTGGATCGAACCCGAAGCCCCGGCCTCGGTCGATCTGCCGGTTGAGGGCGCAGTCACCCTTAAGGCGGCGGTGATCACCGTCGTTTTGCACTACACCACCACAGGCCCGCTGGCCTGACATCCCGACAATAAGGAGAACGATATGGCACGAGCGCAAGGCGCACGGGCGCAGATGGCGCTTGGCTTTGAGACGGTTTATGGCACCCCGCCGGTCGGTGGGTTCCGGTTGATGCCCTTCGCCCGGGCGACGCTGGGGGCGGAACAGCCGCTGCTGGAATCCAAGTTGCTGGGCTATGGACGTGATCCGCTCGCCCCGATCAAGGACGCGGTGACCGCCGACGGCGAGGTGGTGATCCCGATTGATGTCGAGGCTTTCGGCTTTTGGCTGAAGGCCGCGTTCGGCCAGCCCACCACGTCTGGCACCACGCCCAAGACTCACACGTTTCAATCTGGCAACTGGACGCTGCCCAGCATGTCGATCGAGACAGCAATGCCCGAGGTGCCCCGTTTCGCGATGTATTCGGGCTGTGTGCTGGATCAGCTGTCCTGGCAGATGCAGCGGTCAGGTCTGCTCACCGCCACAGCCCGGCTTATCGCCCAAGGCGAAACCGTCGCGGCCACAACAGCCGCTGGCACACCCACCGCGCTCGCTCTTCAACGCTTCGGCCATTTCAACGGCACGGTAAAGCGCAACGGCACGGCGCTGGGCAACGTGGTCTCAGCCGAGATCACCTATTCCAACAACCTCGACCGGATCGAGACCATCCGTGGCGACGGGCGCATCGATGGCGCAGACCCAACCATGGCAGCGCTCACCGGCCGAATTGAAGTGCGGTTTTCCGACACGACGCTGGTGACCCAAGCCATTGACGGCAGCCCCTGCGAGTTGGAGTTCAACTACAGCCTCGGTGCCAACGCCAGTTTCACCTTTACCGCCCATGCTGTCTACCTGCCGCGCCCGCGCATTGAGATTGCCGGGCCGCAAGGCGTGCAGGCCAGCTTTGACTGGCAGGCGGCGAAGGCCACCAGCCCCGCCCGCATGTGCACCGCCGTCCTTATCAACACACTCACAGGATACTGATCATGATCCGACTGAAACTGACTGCTTCGCCTGAATGGCTGGACCTCGCGCCCGGCCTGCGTTTGCGGGTGGCGCCTCTTACCACCGCGCTGATGGTGTCAGCCCGCGCCGATCCCGCCATCGAGGCCATGCCGGATACGGCCACGACCGAGGAACTGGCGCTCGCCATGGCCAAGGCCGTCGCCCGGCGTGCAGTGTTGGACTGGGAAGGTGTCGGCGATGGCGCTGGCAATCCACTGCCGGTCAGCCCCGAAGGCATCGACGCCCTCTTGGAAGTCTGGCCCGTCTTTGAAGCCTTCCAGACCCAGTACGTCGCGCGCGGGCTGATCCTGGACGTGGAAAAAAACGTCTCCGCGCTCTCGCCGACTGGTCCTTCGGCGGGGGCGACAGGTATTGCGCGGCGTGCGAAAGCAACTGTGCCGACTGTCCAATCAGGCTGAACAGGCCACAAACGCAGGAGGGCTGGCAGGTCTGGGATCTGGTTGGTCGCCTTGGCGGGCAACTACGAGTGATCCCCGGCGCTGTCTTGGGCTGGGACATGGGCGCGGCCTTGGCCCTAGCGCAGGCGCTGGGCATCGACACCCTGATCGCCGCAGAACTGCTGCCCGAGATCGAGGCCGTGATGGTCCGTAAAGTGAACGAACAGATGGAAGGAAGCCGTGATGGCTGAAAAACGGGTATCCGTCCGCCTCGTCGCCGAGGGCGGCCGCCAGGTGCGCGCCGAACTGGAGGGCGTGGGCGAGGCAGGCGCGCGCGGCTTCGGGCGTCTGTCCTCCGAGATGGACATCGCGAACGCGCGCGTTGCCGCCTTTGCCCGCCGCGCTACGCTGGCCGCAGCGGCTGCCACTGCAGCGCTAGTGGCGGCAGGCGGCGCAATGATCCGCTCGGGCCTGCAGACGGTGGATGCGCAGGCGAAACTGGCGCAATCACTGGGCACAACAGTTGCCTCGATCCAGACACTGGAGCGCGCGGGTGAACTGGCCGGTGTGTCGATGTCCGGGATCGAGCAGGCCACGAAGGATCTGACGCGACGGCTGAGCCAGGCGGCTGCCGGAACGGGACCCGCAGCCGATGCACTGGACAGACTAGGTCTCTCGGCCTCCGATCTGATCGCCCTGCCACTGGACCAGCGCGTCGGTGCAATCAATGCGGCCATTGAAGCATTTGTGCCCGCCGCGGAACGCGCCGCCGTGGCGGGGCAGTTGTTCGGCGAGGAAGGCTCCATCGCCATGTCGCGTATCGACACGGCGACACTGCGGCAGGCGACAGAGGATGTCCTTGCCTTTGGCGTTGTCGTCTCGGAGCAGGACGCTGATCAGATCGAGCGGACTAATGATGCGATCTCCCGGCTTGGGCTGATCTGGCGCGGTGTGTCGAACCAGCTGGCGGTCGCCGCAGCCCCGGCGCTGGAAGCAGTCGCAAATGCGCTGGCTGCAATGGCACGCAACACTGGGCCGGTCGGCATCGCGATCACAATGCTGTTCGACAACATCGGGCGGTTGACCACTTACGCCGCGACCTTTGCTGCTGTGATGGCGGGGCGCTGGGTGGCGGGGATGGCAGCTGCTGCCCTCTCGGTGCGCGGGCTCGTGACGGCCCTCGTCTTCCTGCGCGGCGCGCTCATCCGGACCGGAATCGGCGCGCTGATCGTTGGCGCGGGTGAGTTGGTCTATCAGTTCACGCGGCTTGTGGCCGGTGCCGGTGGCTTTGGTAACGCGATGGGTTTGCTCTCCGACCTAGCCTCCGAGGTGTGGGGCCGCATTGGCCTTGCGCTTGATGCAGCACTGGCACGGATGGCCGCAGGTTGGGAGGGGATGAAAGCCACCGCGCTGACGGCGCTCGACGGTGCAGTGACGGGCGTGTTCAGCTTTGGCGACCGGTCGGTGGCGGTGTTTCAGGGCGCGTTCGATGCCATGAAGGCGATCTGGGGGCGACTTCCCGCTGCCATTGGCGACTTTGCGTTTCAGGCGGCGAACGGGCTGATCAGCGGGGTCGAGTCGATGTTGAACGGTGTCGTCACCCGGATCAATGGCTTCATTACAACGCTCAACGCTGCACTGGACCTGCTTCCAGAATGGGCCACCGGCGAAGGCGGGGTTCGGATTGGCACCCTCGATCCCGTGGCACTCGGCGGAATCGATAACCCCTTCGCGGGAGCGGCCGAGGCGGCCGGTGCTGCGGCAGCTGGTGCATTCTCGGCCGCACTGGGGCGAACATACGTCGATACGCCTGATCTGGGACTGGGAGCTGCGGCCGACGATGCCAGCGCCCAGGCCGACGGCTACCGCGAGGCGGCAGGCATGCTGGCGGATGCGGCTGGTCGTCCTTTGGCGAGTTGGCAGGCATTGCGCGATGCGATGACCGGCGCCGGAACCGAGGCAGAAACAGCCCTTGCGGATGCTGCCACCTCGGCGGATGCGCTCGGTCTCGAACTCGATGAAACGGCCGCCGCTGCCGGTGGCGCTGGTGCCGCCGCACGCGCTGCCGGGGCAGCAGCCGCCGAGGGTGCGGCACAAGCCGCAACCGGCTGGGGCGCGGTTACTGCTGCGTTGGCCGACTATGCCACCAAGGCTCGCGATATTGGCGGCGATATCGGCCAGACGCTGGTCGGGGCGTTCCAGAGCGCAGAGAACGCCGTGGGCGACTTCGTCAAAACCGGCAAGTTGAACTTCAGAGGCCTTGTCACCTCGATGATCGCCGATCTGGCGAAACTGGCCGCACGGCGTTTCATTCTCGGCCCCATCGCCGATGCCTTGTCAGGCGCGTTTGGCGGCGCGGGCGGGTTGTTCGCGAACATCCTGCATTCCGGTGGAACGGTTGGCATCGCAGGTAGCGGCCGGATGGTGCCCGCCATGGCCTTCGCCGGTGCCCCGCGCATGCATTCGGGCGGCTGGGCCGGGCTGAAACCTGACGAGGTGCCCGCAATCTTGCAGCGCGGTGAACGGGTTCTGTCGCGCAGGGAAGCGGCTGGCTATGGTCAGGGCCAAGGTGCGGCACCCACAGTCAATGTCACGATCATGTCCCGCGACGCCGAAAGCTTCCGGCAATCCCGCACGCAGGTCGCGGCTGATATCGCCCGCGCTGTGTCCCTTGGCCGGAGGGGCATGTAATGGCATTCCACGAGGTTCGGTTTCCCGACAACATCAGCCGGGGCGCGCGCGGCGGGCCGGAGCGACGCACCCAGATTGTCGAACTGGCCTCGGGCGACGAAGAACGCAACGCCAGTTGGGCCAACTCCCGCCGCCGGTACGACGTGGCCTACGGTATTCGCCGGGCCGATGATCTTGCATCAGTCGTTGCCTTCTTCGAGGCACGGAACGCTCGCCTGCATGGCTTCCGCTACAAGGATTGGGCCGACTACAAATCCTGCCTGCCGTCGCAGGCGGTCGCCCCCACCGACCAGCCCATTGGCACCGGCAATGGTGCCGTCACCACCTTTGCGCTCCTGAAACGCTATACCTCCGGCGCACAAAGCTGGACCCGCGCCATTGCCAAACCTGTCGCGGGCACAATTCGGATGGCTTTGAACGGGGTCGAGCAGATGACTGGTTGGAGCGTCGACACAACGACCGGCAGTGTCACGTTCAATGCCGCCCCCGGTGCGGGTGTCGCAATCACTTCAGGCTTCGAATTCGATGTGCCCGTCCGCTTTGACACCGACACGCTTGATGTGATCCTCGATATCGAGCGACTTGGCTCGATTACGTCTATTCCGCTACTAGAGATCCGCAGATGAAATCCCTTTCCCCTGCGCTGCAGGCCCATCTCGATGATGGCACCACAACACTTTCCTGGTGCTGGCGTATTTCGCGGACGGATGGCGTGGCGTTGGGTTTTACCGATCATGATCGGGCGCTGGTGTTCGATAGCACCGAGTTTGAACCCGAAAGCGGGTTTGCCGCCTCGGAAATCCGCTCCGGCTCCGATCTGGCCGTCGATGCGCAAGACGCGAGCGGCGTGCTGACATCGGACAGGATCACCGAGACCGATATCCTCGACGGGCGCTGGGACAACGCTGCTGTGGAGCTGTGGCGGGTGAACTGGGCGGACCCGAGCCAACGGGTGCTGATGCGGCGCGGTGCTGTGGGTCAAATCCGGCGCGGACGTATGGCTTTTGTCGCGGAGGTGCGGTCACTGGCGCATGTGCTGGGCCAGACTGTCGGGCGGACGTTTCAGGCCGGGTGCGATGCAGCGCTGGGCGATGCGCGCTGCGGGATCGATTTGGAAAACGCCGCCTACAAGGGTGCGGGCGTGATCACCGACCTGTTGCGCGACCGCGCGTTCCTGGCCTCGGGGCTATCAGCGTTCGAGGCGGGATGGTTCACCTCAGGCACCCTGACATGGACCAGCGGCGCCAATACCGGGCGTATCACGGAAGTGCTGGCCCATGGATTAGCCGATGCCATCGCCACCCTGACCTTGCTGGAAGCCCCCGTGCGCTTGATCGTCGAGGGCGACACCTTTACCGCGCGGGCGGGTTGCGACAAGCGGATCGCGACGTGTGGCGGGAAGTTCGCCAACACGACCAACTTTCGCGGATTCCCGAACATACCCGGGCAGGATGCAGTGTTGCGCTATGCCAGCCAGGATGGCAGCCATGAAGGCGGCGTGCTTTGATGACCGCTGATCCTGACCTCGTCGTTACTACCGCGCGATTATGGCTCGGGACGCCTTATCACGATCAGGCCAGCCTGCGCGGCATCGGCTGCGATTGCCTCGGGCTGGCACGCGGTGTCTGGCGCGAGGTGGTCGGCAATGAGCCGTTCCCAATCCCGCCCTACAGCCGCGATTGGGGCGAGACCGGACCCCACGAGGTGCTGGCGGATGGGGCACGACGCATGATGATCGAGGTTATTCCCTCCGAAGCCGGTCCCGGCGCGCTGATCCTGTTCCGCATGAGCCCCCGCGCCATCGCCAAGCACGTCGGGATCGTGACCGCGCCCGATCGCTTCATCCATTCTTACGAGCGGCTGGGCGTCGTCGAGGAAGTCCTGACCCCTGTCTGGCGGCGGCGCATTGCCTTCGCCTTCCTGTTCCCACCCTCCTGCAGCATCTGAAAGTTCTCCTATGGCATCGCTTGTACTCGGCGCGGTTGGTGCCACGATCGGTGGCTCTATCGGCGGCACCCTGCTTGGCGTCAGCGCCTTCAGCATTGGTGGTTTCATCGGGTCGACAGTGGGATCCTTGGTCGACAACTGGATCGTATCCTCCCTCGCACCCGCCCAACGCATTGAGGGCGCAAGGCTCGACGGGTTGCGCATCACCTCTGCGACCGAAGGGGCGGTGATCCCGCGCCTCTTTGGTCGGATGCGGCTTGGCGGCAATATCATCTGGGCCACGGATTTCCGCGAGGAGACCAAGACCACCACCCAAGGCGGCGGCAAGGGTGGCGGGGGCGGCGCTAAGGTCACGACGACCGAGTATCTTTATTATGCCAGCTTCGCCGTGGCGCTTTGCGAGGGCGAGATCACCGGCATCGGTCGGGTTTGGGCCGACGGCAAACCGATGGATATGGCTGGCGTCACCTGGCGCTGGTATCCGGGCGACGAGGTGCAGATCCCCGACCCGTTCATTACGGCCAAGATGGGCGCAGCCAATACCCCTGCTTATCGCGGCACGGCCTATGTGGTGTTTGAAGAGCTCGACCTCAGCGCCTTCGGCAATCGCCTGCCGCAGATCAGCTTCGAGGTGTTCCGGCCGCTTGCGGATCCCGACACGGCCGAAGAGCTGGTGAAGGCCGTGACGATGATCCCGGCCTCGGGCGAGTTCAGCTACGCGACGGTGCCAGTGAAGAAATCGAGCGGCGCTGGCGGCGCAACCGTCGCCGAGAACCTGAATGCGATCTCCGACACTGCCGATATTGTCGTGGCGCTGGACCGGCTGCAATCCATGGCACCAGCCGTGGAAAGCGTATCGCTGGTGGTGGCATGGTTCGGTGACGATCTGCGCGCGGGGAGCTGCAAGATCCGTCCCGGCGTCGAGGTTGCGGCCAAGACGACCACGCCCTCGGCATGGTCGGTAAATGGCGTCAGCCGCACCAATGCGGTTCTCGTCAGCCGCGACGCCGAGGACCGCCCTGTCTATGGCGGCACCCCGGCAGACTTTGCGGTGGTGCAGGCGATCAGGGAGATAAAATCACGCGGTCTGCGCGTGACCTTCTATCCGTTCATCCTGATGGATGTGCCGCCCGCCAACACCAAGCCCAACCCCTACAGCGCCAACGCTTCCGGGATAGGCCAGCCCGCATTCCCGTGGCGCGGCCGGATCACATGTTCCCCGGCGGCAGGCTTTGCCGGGACCGTCAATAAAACTCCAGCCGCGGCCGCGCAGGTATCGGCCCTGTTTGGTGCTGCGACACCTGCCAGTTTCAACGTCTCTGGCGACAGCGTCAGCTGGACCGGCACCGCTGGCGATTGGGGCCTGCGCCGCATGGTGCTGCACTATGCGCATCTGTGCAAAGCTGCAGGGGGTGTCGATGCCTTTCTGATCGGCACAGAGATGCCGGGCCTGACCACGATCCGCAGCGGGGCCGCAACCTATCCGGCGGTGCAAGTCTACCGCGATCTCGCAGCGGCCGTGCGGTCAATCCTCGGGGCGGGCACCAAGATCAGCTACGCAGCTGACTGGTCAGAATACTTCGGCCACCAGCCAAGCGACGCCAGCGGCGATGTGTTCTTCCACCTCGATCCACTCTGGGGCGACGCCAATATCGATTTCATCGGCATCGACAACTACATGCCACTCTCGGATTGGCGCGACGGGTTTGATCATGCCGATGCCGATCTTGCGCCCGCGATCTATGACCGGACCTATCTGCAGTCCAACAT